AGATGGTGTTGACGATTTCACAATCTCTAATCCCATTACTTTCATTTTAGGTTCTGCGTATCTAACACCCTCATTATCATAAACATTCAAAGCATAACGTTTCTTAGCTGTCCATAGTCCAGTATCAGATATTGCCTCACGACCCATTTGCATCTTCTGTTCATATGCATTAACATAGTCAGCAAGTTCCTCATACGACTTATCAATAAAAGGTTCAATTGCCTTTTGACTTACTTTATCTAAGAAGTTTACAATATCCTCTTTGGTTGGACTTTTACCTTTAAACGAACCTTCAACAATTTTATTAAGTCTTAGGTAAACAGAGTCTGTATCAATTGCAACAACGTAGTCGTAATCCTCAGTCTTACAAATATCATTCAAATAAGCATTAAGTTTCTTTTCAATCCACTTAATTGCAAGTTGGCCACCTGTTGTAATTGCTTCTGCATTTCGTAGGTCATAGTACCTGAAATATTGATTTCCGACCGCTCCATATGCGGAATTTAACTGGATCTTCTTTGCCATTTGAATGTTATTGAATTTAGCAATATCATTCACAGTTTCTGTACTAGAATCGCCATCCTCTCTACGTTGCTCAGCATCAAGCATCTTACCCTTGAAAACCTTACGTTCCTTGTAAATCTTTTCCATCAAGTCAGGCAAGAACCCACGTTTGTTTCTGGTGTAAACTGTTCCGTTAGGAGCAACCGTTGTATTATCACGTTTCAATTCACTCAAGTCTACTTCTTTATTTAACAAAGAATCAACCGTAACTCCGGACTTAAACCCAACAATAGTCTCGGGACTAATATTATAATTCATAATTAAATGAGGATATAGAGAATTCAAGTCAAACGAAACAATCCACTCATGCTTTCCTAAAATAGGAGTTTTGACGTATGCTCCAATATATTTCTCATCTTTATGAGAATGATTTTTAGGTGGTGCAACTATATTCTGTTGCTTTAGATAATCATAGATAATAGCATCCCATTGTTTAACCGTACCAAATACGTCTTGGTAGTTAATCTTTGCGTCATATGCCATAGTCAAAGTCAAATCAATAAGTTTCATCTTATCGTCTAAACGTTTAACAAGTTCTACGTCTTTGATATTGTAGTCAATAAACTTTTGATAATTCACCCTAGATAAAGTAAACAACGAACCCTCTTCTTCATAAGAAAGTTTATTCTCACCTAATTCAACGTGGGCGATCCAATCCAGTTTATAACTCTCTTGTAATTTGTATGTGAATTTGCGGTATAGTTGAATGTAGTCTAGACATTGGATTCCGTACATATCATAAACGACCTGCTCTTTACCAAATTTAGTTTTTACTTTACGTTCCCTAATCCATCCAAAAGGTGAGAACTTTTTGGTTTCATCAACACCAAATATCTTGGCATAACGATTCATAATGTAAGGTATATCAAACCCTTCAATGTTCCAACCAGTAACGATATGCGGTGGTGTCTTTTGCCAGAAGTCAAGGAAACTCTTTAATAATTCAACTTCATCGTCGCATTCTTCATAGACAATTTTAATATCAGTATCGGCATACTCACCGTCTTCTTGACACCAAGGCTCTAGTCCCCATGTGAAGTAAGTATCTAATGTATTATCATAGATTGTAATTGCATTAATTACAGAGGCTGCTTGTTCTGGGTGAGGGAATCCCTCACCAGACTCAACTTCAATATCAATATTATATGTTCTGATTTGAGTTGGGTCGAATTCAATAGTGTCGTTCCATTTGTCGCAGATATACTGAACGTCAAATTGGTCAATTCCATATACTTTAAACCCACCAACGTTACTATAATCCCTAATGAAGTCCTTAGTTTCTTTCATAGAACCAGGCTGAATAGGATATACCTTTTCACCTTCTAGAGTTTTATATGGAGTGTCACCAGTTTTACCTGGAACAAACATAGTTGGTTTAAATATTTCTCTACGAATAAAATCTTTACCAGAGTCGTCAATCCCTCTAGATAAAATCTTATTCCCTAATGTGTGTACTGATGTATAATAATTCATACTTCTATTATACTATAAATTGAAGTGAATGTCAAGTATTATCAGGATTAAATCCGTTACCTGTGCCCATGCATTTTTTAGTTATTGGGTTCCACCAACCACCATTTGAACAACGCTGTTCTGTAAGTTTATCTTCATACTTAATATGATTATCGCTTTTTACTAAAGTCGGTTCTTCGGTTGATGGGACTAGTTGAGATTTACCACAATGAGGACACCACCATTCTTCTTTATCTTCTTCTGGGTTAGTTATTCTCCAATCTTCTTTACAATGAGTGCATATAAATTGATAAAAGACTTCACGTTTAAAGTTAATCAATGTCCAACTCTCCAGGATAATGAATATAACTTTTAATCATATATTTCGTGCCTTTAATAACTTCTTTTGCTTCATGAGGGAATCCCATCCATGTAGGAAATACCAACAACCTTCCTTGTTTTGGTTTACATTCAATACCCTTTAAATGGTCGGTGAATGCAGTCTCTCCTCCCTCTTCAACGTCGTTTAAATAAAATAAGAATGACAACATTCTTATTGAAGAATTTGAATCGCACGAGTCAACGTGTTTCTTATAGTAATGTTTACCTTGCTCATACTTATGCATTCTCCACTCTTCTAATATATTAGATTCGGGAATAGAAATATGAGATAATCCTGCATGTTTCATATCATACATATACCTATTGAAGTAATCCATAACAACCTTATTTAAAGAAGATGTAAGGAATTTCCAATCAACGTCATTGTCCGAAATGACAGAACAATTCATCTCAATAGCATTTCTATATGAGTCGTGATGTTCGTCCTCACCCATACCACTTTGAATATGGTCTTCTTGGTGTTTCTCGAAATTATCGATTAAATCAGAACATATTCCAGCCGGCAGAACTCCATTATAAATCTTAATAAAATCTTTTAATTTAATATCTTCCATATTAATGTACTATGTTAAATTTAGACTTAACCTTACTTGTTTTGCGTCCTTTACTTTCTACAACATGAGCGGTTACGAATTGTTTAAGGTTTACAATAGTTCCATCTCCCATTTCTGAAATTCCACCATACCCCTCAATAACAGATTCTACTAGAGCAAGTTTGTCTTCAACCTCTCCATCGGCAACCATTTCAAATGTAATACAATCATCATAGTCCATAAAGTTAAAACATAAAGACACGTCGTAAAAGTGCGCGTCTGCATAATTGTCAAAATTGTCGTCTAAGTCGTAATCTGATAAATCGTCCATTATTTGCCCTCAAGGGTTTGTTGAAATTTATAAATTGCCAATTGAATATTCATATATTCTCTGGCTGCATCGTGTAGTGCGTTATGATGAATGAACCCTTCTGGGTGCACGTCTATATTTTCGTCAAGAAGGGTTATTTGTACTGTTTTTGAATCGTGGATATTCCACCATCTCCAAGGAAGGTCGTATGCACCGGCGTCACCAGTTACTCGAAATAAATCGTGTAGAATACCGAAGTCAAAATGACTTCCTCGGGCATATACCAGAACGTCTTTTGGGGATGCTTCAACTTCTTTAAAGTAATTGAAAATAGCAGGAAGAAGTTGATTCCAATGAATATCATCCTTAGAAGGTTCAAGGACTTTCATTGCTTCATCACCTTGTGTTCCCCACCACGCTAAAGTATCCTTGTCGATTTTCCGTCCGGAGTCGACTTGTGACTTAACGTCCAATGTGACATAGAATCCATTATCAATAAGTTCTTTGTAAGTGTAATCTTTTGTTGAGTCGATGGCAACGATGCCTACGGATAAAACTACCGCATCAGCATTTGTTCCAAGGGTTTCAATATCTAACAGTGCCGAATCTATTGGCATACTTTCCTTTTATAATAAGTAATACATCTATTATACTATAAAACAGAAGGAAAGTAAAGTTTTTTAGATTATTTTTTAATCTCGTCGATATGAGTCAAAACATAATCTGAAGATACTTTACGTGCTTCGGTTAAAGCATCTTTAACTTCTTGTTTAGAACCACCGAAGTACGCAACTGCATGTCCTTCCTCAATCATTTGTTCGTTTACAGAACATTCAAATTCAGGAATATACAACTCACCAAGAACACGACCGAACTTACCAGTACCGTGTGAACGAACAATAAACTTATTATCATTGCCTTCAAGCATTTCAACAAGACGATGCTTTGCACCTTTGCCGAAACGTTTTTCAGTCAGGTCACGTGTGCGAGACTCAGGAGTATCAATACCCATAAATCGAATTCGTTTGGTGGTCCATACATCAAAACCTAAGTCGATGTATGCGTCTAACGTATCACCGTCAACGATTCTTTTTACTTTACAGTTATAATCAAACATACCAGCATTCTGTTCTTTTTGCAGTTTGTGGTACGCCTCATGTAACTCATCATATGTCATGTTACAACTCATAATATATTCATTATTATCTTGTTAATCCTAGAATCTTCGCAATTTGTGCGTCTAGAATACCAGCACGATTTGGCCACTTGATGTAGTCTTTGTCTGGGTTTGATTTTAAATTCTTTAGTAAAGGAATAATTAATTTTTCCAATGCTTTGAGTTTATTTGCTTTAAAATCGATAAACTCTTGTTTCTTCGCTTCAAGTTCCGATTCGACCGTCTCTTGTCTAGCCAATAAATCAGCAAGGTTATTGTTAATATCGCCAAAGTCAACACTATCATCCCCATTAAAGTCAAGGTCACGTACTTCTCCTATTGACAACTCAAGCACCTCTAATTTATCAGTAATTTCAGATAAGTCAATATCCACTGATGGTGCGTTCACTGTAGTTTCTCGACCTAAAAGTGTGTCGAGTTTTGTTTCAAGAGGGGACATATCTGGCATATCACCAGCAGTTAATGCGTCCACTTTTTCTAATGCAATGATTTGGTCAAGTTTATTTTCAACTGACGACAAATCAACATCTACTACCTCACCATTCTCAATTCCGTCTGTTGGAATTAATGCAAGAATAGCATCCAATTTCTGTAATACTGGGTTGAGGTCTGCAGATGACGCTGACGATACTTTTGCAACAACGGTATCTAAGTCGCCGTCATCGTTATCCGAGAATGAGAAACCCCATTCAAAATCATCATCCATTGCGATATCGCCTTGTTCTGTGCTTGCCATTATATTTCTCCTAAAAGGGCATAAAACTTCTTGCCATTCCACGTGGAGAGAAGTTGTTTGACATATTTCCAACAGCACCATTCATTTGGTACATCTGTTTGTTAATAGTCGTAATGTTGTCGTTTAATTGATGAATATGCTGTTCCATTGCTAGAGTAGTATTATTCATCGTATCCATATCACTATTGATACTTTCCATTGAATACGTCATCGTACTCATATTTAGTCTAATATTATGAAGGTCAGCAGAGCCTTGTTCAAACGATTTTGTCCAAGATTCCATATGAGTATTAACAACTAATCCTGCATACACAAATACTACTGCTACTGCCAGTTGAGATAATGTAGTTATCCATTGACAAGATTTAGAAACACAAACCATACAAACCTTTTAAGATTAAACGATAATACTATTTATATAAATCGTTTGATTCGACTATAAATACGTTCGATGATTGTATATAGAACTACACTAGATAAGAGCATTACGAATATAATCACAAGGGGAATAATCACAAAGGACATTCCCCACAAAACTGCTAAAACTAGTACAAAGTCGGTTACTGTTACTTCTTTAGATTTCGATGTGTATTTATCGTAAAATCTATTATATTTCATTATCTATTTCCAATAGTATATTTGGGAACTAATTCCCAATTTCGTTTATCTTTAAACGATATCACTTTAAACTGTCCAATGTGTCCCATTGGTTCTAATTGTTCAATATTAACAACCGTCAATAAATTCCACTCAACTAACAAACTTGCAATTGCATTTCTTCGTTCAATATCACCAACTTCTATATTGGTATTTTTACCATCAAGGGCAAACAACTCTTTAAAATGAACTATGTAATACTTTCCACGTTTATGTAAAATATGAGTTGATTGGTATAGAGTTTTGTCTTTATTTGATGCTATGCCAATGCGTGTTAATGTTTCTTTAATCTTTAAAAAGTCATTATCATTTTCAAATTGTATTTCAAGCAATTCGTCTTGATACCACTCAAAATATTGCTCTTGTTTTGACACCCTTCTAGAATTAATGTCACTTATTTTTCCTAATCCGTTTTGAACCCACATCATTACCACCTTTGTTCAGTTTACTTTTCATAAAGTCAAACTGTTCGCCAGACAATAAAGGTAAGACCTCGACCGCCCGTTGTTCATTATAATTATAATATTCTTTAATAATATCAACTTTAGAAGACGTCTTGTTGGTTTTCGCCCACTTGTTCCAACGTTTCTTCTTTCTTATATTATTTATAAAATAATCATACTGAAGCATGCCATCAAGGTCATAATAATGATTCATATCATTAGACTGCATTATGGTATCTGGACTCATACTCAACGAACGGTTAATCAAAAACCGTTGCTTGATGTAATGAGATTCCTCCATATCACCTGTTCTAATTAGGTTTTTATGCCCGAAGTTTAAATCGGGTAGGATATCTTTAAATAGGTTTGCCATACAGAGCTTCCATCATTTCACGGACTGCTTTTTCTGGAGCAGATCCACTAGGGTGCATAACACATTTACTGTTTTTGAAAAAGTAAATAACTGGATGAGACCCTACTGGGAACGTCAGTTGTTCTTTAATCATTTTAACTTTAACGTGCGGCCAGTCTTTTAGGATAGGTTCTAATACTTCCGGAATGAAATACTCACATACAGGACAACCATCTTTAGAATGAACCAAGACTAGGTTGTCAAAGTTCTTAATCATTTTCATTGCTGACTTTTCAGATACAACTTTAATAGCAGATTCCATACTATTTCTCCTTTACAAAAGTACCTTCGGGAGTCAAATGTCCTTTGCGGTCTTTAATTTCATTATATGATTGGTCGATACAGTCTTCCATAAACACACCGTATGTTAAACACACGCCTCTTAGTGTTACGTAAATATCACCAATAGCATCCATCACTTCATACTTATCATTTTTATTTAAAGCATCAAGCAACTCAGTTGTTTCTTCCAACGTTTTGATTGCTTGTGCCATTGGTTTGCCATTTTGCGTGATTCCTCTATCCCAAAACCACTGGTCAATTAATACATCTACTTCCATTCAGCCTCCACCATTACTTCTGTTAAGAAAGCAACTAAATTAATTTCTCTATCTTGTACAAATGCCTGTTTGTATTGATATTCACCAATCAATAATACGATTTGAGGTATTGATGATGGTGCTAAGTAATCATGCATGTTATCATAAATCGTTCTAAAAATACGAACTGGGTCTGCATCGATATTCTCAACAACCCACTGTCTCATTTTACCGAAGTCTCTATCCTTTAAATATTTCATTAAAGATGTAACATCAGTCTCACCAACATTGGCAAGAATACCAATATCAATCACACCACCTGCAGAATAACGTTGCATCTCATTTAAGATTCTACGAATATCGGGGTAATGTTTCTTAATAACCTCAGCAACAATCTTAGGGTCTTCAACTTTAACGGTTTCTTCCTTTAAGATGTTTAATATACGTTTCATCAGCACACCCATAATCTCAGGCATTTCTTTCTTTCCAGTACGGAAATCAATCAACGTTGTACGAGAATGAATCGGTTCGATGATTTTATCTTTAAAGTTACACGTTAGAATGAATCGAACGTTCTTACTAAACGTCTCAATGAAACCACGCAATGCAGGTTGAAATGATTGAGGGTTTAAGTAGTCTGCTTCATCTAGGATGATACACTTCTTTCCACCATCAAAAGAAACAGTTGATGCAAAGGATGCAATTTCGTTCCTTAGAGTGTCAATATTACGGTCTAAAGAACCATTAACAACCAACGACGTATATCCCAACTCATTACATAATGCCTTTGCGATGGTAGTCTTACCAGTACCAGCAGTTCCAGACAATAACAAGTTAGGCATATCACCCGCTGCAATAAATTCTTTAAACGTTGATTTTATTGAGTCGGGTAATATACAGTCTTCGATATTCTGGGGTCTGTATTTCTCGACCCATAAGAATTCGTCTTGTTTAACCATAAGTAGAATCTGCCTCTAATGCTACCCAGTAAGTCAAATCACCAGAAGTAAACTTAGAAATATTCTTTGAAGAAATATTCACATCATAATCGTTTGCTAACATCTTCATACGTTCAGTTAAGAAGTAGAAATTGAAGTTTTCGTCACCATCATAATCACCAACTTCAATAGAGTAGGTATTAGATGTGTCGTTGCGTTTATCTTGTACTTCAGCAACAATCTTATCATCTACATTCTTAATACATAAGTCATTTAAACCTAGAGTACCAGTAGCACGTTGAAGTTTAGTGAAAGTAGCGGCTGTTAATTTGAAATTAATCTCAGTTTCTGGCATTGTAATTTCTTTCTCGGGATATACGATAATTGATTTATCGGCATACCAATAAGAAGTTGTAGAACCGTCTTGCCCTGTAATAGTAACACTGTTATCACCGAAGTCTAATTCTGGTTTATCAAATAAAGATACAGCAGATAAAAATTCATTCAAATCGTAAATACCAAATTCTTTTGGGAAAGTTTCTTCCACAGCAGAACTAGCAAGTACGTTCTTTTGAACACTCATTGTGTCTAATTTAGAACCCTCTTTAATTAAAATTGATTGGTTGATTGTTGCGAAATTCTTTAGAATTCCAATTGTCTTTTCACTTAATTGCATTATTATCCTTTATTCGATTGTTACATATATTATACTATACTTTTGATGTAAAGTAAAGTATTTTGTTATTATTTTTTTTCGTAGATTGTGTCCGAGTCAAACTCACCATTCTTTCGGTCAAATCCAGTAGCAAGCACAAGGTAGTGCATTGCTTTAATTAAGTCCATCTTATTCTTTCCAGACTTCTTACCATACCTCATGAGATATTTAATCGCATTATCAATCGAAGTCGATGATAGTGTCCCACGAGATTCAAATACATCTAACGTTTGGACATCATTATTCTTATTAGTATAATGAGCACCATATGTTCCCTCAATGTATTCGGTCAATTCGAGAAGGGTTGTCCCCTCCCCATATTTCCATTCAATATTATTCATATTATTTTCCATTTGCTTCATATAAAGGGCTGTTAGGGTTAAAAACTATCAGTTGACTTTTCAGCAAACTCTTCTGGGTCAACCGAAGTACCATACTGTTCATTTCCAACACTAGCATCAATCTTTTCATAAAGAGAAAGGAATGATTCTTTAGTCTCATCATCAAAACGTTCAATTGCCATTTTGATTGCTTTATCTTTCTTTCCGAAGATAGAGTAAGATTTCAAAATATCAACCAATCTACGAGTAGAAACGATTTCATCAACACCACCGTCTTCAAAAGTCTTACGGATAATGTCACCCCACATTGTAAGGTTTGGAATAAACGCATCCACTTCAGCAGAACGAAGTCCAAACCCTTCAGCAGCCTTTTGAAGAATCTTTTTCTCGATTGCTTCAGAAGGGTATGCTTGATACATAGTCACCGAAAATCGGTCAAGGAATGCTTCATTCATAACGTTAGTACCAACAAAACGTCCATCATCAGAACCTTTACCTTTTGTATTGGCAGTAGCAATAACAGTGAAACCTTTAGAAGGTTCAACCCACTCACCACGTTTCTTAATGAAATAACCCTTTCCTTCAAGGACAGACTGTAACGCCATCACCTTAGAAGATGCAAGGTCAATCTCGTCAAGTAACAATACAGCACCACGTTTCATTGCTTCAACAACTGGACCGTATTGAAACACAGTCTCACCATTCACCAAACGAAAACCACCAAAAAGGTCATCTTCATCAGTTTCAGCAGTAAAGTTAATTCGAATCATTTCACGACCCAAAGTAGCACACGTTTGTTCAATACCGAACGTCTTACCATTACCAGACATACCTGTTAAATAAACTGGGAAGAACAATTTAGATTTTAGAATCTTTTTAATATCACCAGCATTTCCCCAAGACACATACGTATTATCAACTTTCGGGATAAACGAGATTGCAGAGTCAAGACTCATAGCAGATCCAGTAGTGAAAGTAGATTTAGAGGATTCTGCAATTTCATCATTTCCGGCAATTATATCAGTTTCTACCAATACAGCCTTTGTAGGCGCAATTCCAGTTCCATCATTAGGAACACGATACACACCACGAGAAACCAAGTTTGATTTGTCATTTACAATAGCAGAAGGCACACATACATCATACACTTCTTTGACACGCATCATTTGGGCACGTGTCAATTCGTTAGTGCCGAATAACTCGTTAGAGGCTGCGGCAAAGTCATTTACATTAATTTTTTTACTCATTTTTATTACTCCTTTTTTTATCATTTATACTACGTATTATACCCTTTGTTCCCTGAAAAGTAAAGCGATATTTTGACTTTATACACAGGTAAATAAAAGGGTTATTACGCAACCATCGAAATGAACTCATTCAGTAACATCTTGTTCACTTTACGACCCTTCGAGAACTTTTTAAAGGCAGTTCTCAATTTTGCCTTATTAACACCACCAGTTTTATCTTTTTCTACTTCTTCAGGCATCGTCACTTCTTTGTCCATAGAATTGGAGTTGACCATGAAATATTTATCATAACCACCAGAAACGAACGAAGAATAACCAGTTTTTTTAAATTTCTTTTTTTCTTCAGTAGACTTTTCCCAACCGACAGTTCTATCAATTTTATTATTAATATTGCGAGCATCGGTCAAGAAGAATCCAATAACATTCACACCACAACGGTCACCCAAAGCGGTTAATAAACTTGGAGTCAAATCATTATAATCTTTTTGTTCAGCAATATACTTTCTAGTTTTTGGGTCACGGATAACTAAATGTTTACGGTTATCACCCCAAGTCACAATACCATTGATTGCCCATTTTTCTTCAGCATTATAATATTTGTCATTACCATCAGCTCCACCGTCAGTCAACCAAACTACGTTGATTTTTTCACGACCAGTTTCACGTTTGAAGTCTTCAACCATTTCAAACGAACCAATAATTGCCTCATTCAACGGTGTAGACGCAAGATCAAATCCTCTAGGAGTTCTAATAGAATATTTGCTATCCCAACCGGCGGCAATGCCCATCTTATAAAAGTTATCAATACCATTTTTAAATTCACGAGCATTCATTTTTTCATTGAAAAACTCAAGCATACTAACACGTCCCAAAACAAGGTGGTCAAAGTTAAAATTACCACTATCGTTGTCACCGTAAAATACAGTTTCTGCATCTTCATACAAATGTTTAGCTCCAGTAGAGTTAGTAAACGAATAAACACGGAACGGGATTCCAACCTTTTTAGCAAACATCACAAGGGTAATAGTCTGCTTAACAGTAGCGAGCAATTTATCGTTCATAGAACCAGACCAATCTACGTACATAACCAAACCATGGTTTTTACCATCTTTAATAGTTGCAACCCTTTTGAAGATATCTTCTTCATATTTGTAAGCATGCATTTTATTAGTATCAAGAACACCAGTCTTACCAACCGAAGTTCTACGGTGAGCACTAGCAGCCTGTTTCATTTCAAATTCTTTAACCATGTAATTAACAACAGACAAAGTATCTTTTTTCCAAAGACGAAGTTCTTCATCAATATTTTTTCTTACACCAGAGGCATCGCCATAATATCTATCATAATTATCATCAACATCAAAGAATTCATTCAAACAAGCAGTCACTTTTTTATAACCAATAGTAACTTCTTTAATGTTAGTATTTGGTAAATCAATATAAATTGGATTAGACGCATACTCATCGTTAAGACTATTCATTTTATCATCAAAGTTCTTTTGAGTTTCAGATACAGGCAATTCACCCTCATCACCACCAGAACCATCAGAATAAGCATTTTCACCATCAAAATCATCACCCTCATCACTCTCACCATCTTTGCCGTTTGGACTAGAACCAGAGGATTCTTCCGAACCTTCATTATCATCTTCTCCAGGTTTAGAAGGCATAGGGGTTGACTCATTACCTTCACCCTCTTCAACGTCACCCTCTTCATAATCACCCATGTCGTCAAAGTCAGTATTCAACTCTTCATTCTTAGCATATTCAGCAAGATCTAAAGTCAGTTCAAGGACATCTTCAAACGTCTTAGTGTTATCAGCACGGTTTACAAAAACCATTTCTTCAGGGGTAAATTCAAGGTCAACACGAACACCTAATTTGAAAAACAAGTTAATTCGGTCAAGGATACCATATTCATTAATATCTTCTTTATTACCGATACCAAAGAAGTCTTTCATATTCAATTCATCATACATACCAAAGAAAACTTTTTTCATTCCAGGGAACTTGGTTTTCATCATACGTTCAATTCGAGCATCCTCGATAACGTTGGCATAATCTTTTAAATTTGGATTTTCAACAACAAAGGTTTTCCACTCATCAAATGGAGTGTAAAGAGCGTGTCCAACCTCATGACCAATAAGACCGTCATACATAACGTTAGACATATCTTCCCAGATTGGTAGATTTAGAACACGGTTTTTAACATCAAACGATGCAGTAGAAACCTTTTTATGTTGGACAGTAAGGTTTTCAGTAGCCATTAATTTTGCTAGCGAACCTTTAGAATCAATATTAATTTTAGTCATTTTAAACACTCCTTTTCAATCATTTATACTACCTATTATACCCTAAAACTGGCAAATAGGTAGAAGAATACCACCTTTTGTTTTAAGGGTATTAAGAAACTTCAAAATTATTGTCAGACATAAGTAACTCCTTTTTTATCATTTATACTAGTATTATACCGTAAAAATGGGAGCTTGGGCAACTATTTGA